ATCTTGCGGGTCTGGTGAGATGGTGCAAGCTGCCCACACCAATTGGGGCGGTCACAAAGGCAGGGGCATAAAGGCTGATGACAACCTGGTCGCTGCTTTGTGCCTCAGATGCCACTATGAGATTGACCAAGGATCAAAGTTAAGCAAAGAAGAAAGAATAGAGAAGTGGCAGAAAGCCCACAGCAAGACTGTAAATTGTTTGCGATCTGTTTGGCCTGTTGACATTCCTTTACCGGCCGATCTATAATTTGCTTGTCAAGTGCCGACACACAAGACAGACATGAGGCCATTTTCTCATGCGTTACCTTTAGAGGGGACTGATGTGTCGGCATCAGAACGCAGTAGAAAGTGGCTTTTCTGCGTCCAGTGCCGATTGCTGATGACGAAACAATGCACCAATGTCGTGGTGGCTATCGAGTGAAGCGATGCGCTTACTGACAAGCCAGCGCGAGAACTTGCTAGGGGTATCTCAGGAACAAGGCAAACGTGGTGATGTGGAGCTTAGGCCATGCTTGATGGTCGCCTTGGAAATTGAACCTAGCCCTTATGGGTGCAGTAGTCGTAAAAGATGGCTGAAGTCGGGGGTATCATCCGCTTGGCTTGTCCTATGGGAAATGCTAAAATTAAGCATGGGAAACTTAAAATGATCCGTATCTTTGGTGGCTACGACCCTAGGGAAGCTGTTGGCTTTCATGTGTTTTGTCAAAGCCTAATTGAGCGAACCAAAGAGCCAATAGCGATCACTCCCTTTTTTGGCAAGCAGCGGGACGGCTCAAACGCCTTCATTTATCAAAGATTCCTAGTCCCGTATTTCACAGGGTTCAAGGGCAAGGCAATCTTCATGGATGCCTCAGACATGCTGATGCTGGGCGACATAGATGAGCTAAACAAGCTATTTGACCCCACAAAGGCTGTACAGGTCGTTAAACACGACTACAAGACCCAGCACCCTAGAAAGTACATTAACACGCCTATGGAGGCCAAGAACGAGGACTACCCAAGGAAGAACTGGTCAAGCCTGATCCTGTGGAATTGTGAGCATCCTCGGAACAATGTGTTAACCCCAGACTACATTGATGACCACAGCGGCAGTGACTTGCATCGGTTTACCTGGCTGCCCGATTCCCTGATTGGTGAGCTGCCTAAACAATGGAATGTGCTTGTAGGAGAGCAAGACAACCCAAATGCCAAGATAGCGCACTACACTCTGGGCATACCGGAGTTTTTTCATTACAAGGACTGCGACCACAGCAAGCCTTGGCACAGCACTAAAAGCAGAATGCTTAACGGCCTCATTAACATGAAAGAGCAAGATGGCGACTGAACAGCAATTAGCTCAGGCGTTAAACCCATACGAGCCAAACTTTTTACAAAACCCAACAATGGGTCAAACTCAGCCGTCTTTGCTTGGAAACACGCCAAAGTTAATCGGCTATGGGTTGCCGCAAGATTCAGGTGGTGATGCTTATTCCAATCCAAACTCGGGTTGGTCAAACAAATCAGATGCAGAAAAAGCATCTTATTATTCTCAAAATCCATTAATGGCAGGCATAACGCAATTGGGTCAAAAAGCGGCTGGTTTTTCATCTTTGGGCATGTTGCAAAATCTTTTATATCCTAGTTTTGTAGCTCAGCAAAATGTACAAACATACGGCTACGCTCCAGAGAATTACTTTGATCCAGGTTTGGCAGTAGCTGCTGATGCAGCGGCGGTGGCGCAACAGAACAACAATGTCGCAGCCGGTTTAGCGGCGGCTGCTGACGCAGAGTCTGCGGCTGGTGGCGCTGCCAATGCTGCCACAAATGAAGCGGCTGGACTAGCGGCGGCTGCTGATGCAGAGGCGGCAGCAGGATCAACAGTAAGTAATGCCAGCGACAACAGTGCATCAAACGCTGATGGCACATCAAGTGGGATGGGAACTGAGGGCGGCGGCGATGGATGGGCCAAGGGCGGCAAGGTCACAAAAAACCGACTCAAAGGCTCAGACCCTAAAGGCCCAGATGACGGCTACGGCGCTTTACAAGGCGGCGAATTTGTCATTAAAAAAGCAGCAGTTAGAAAATACGGCGAAGGCATGCTAGGCAAAATTAACGCAGGCAAATACACGCCAAGGAGCTGAAATGGCAACGGAGCAAGAACTTGCCCAAGCGTTAAACCCTGCGTTTGGCATCTATCCCAAGGCTTTTAGGGGCAACTACGGCAATCCAGAAGATGCTGCCAATTTGCCTGTGGATGTAATGCGGGGGCGCACGGCTGGCCTGTTGGGAATGTTTGGTGATGTTGTTAACCAGCCAATTGCATTTACGCCTGTCAGGGCTGCTCAGTTAGCCATGCAAGGCGTGATGGGCCAAGACAAGTACCCTGACACAGAGCATTTCCTTAAAACAATGCCGCTAGCGCCCACATCCAGAGCCGGTGAGGTTGCGGGTCAGGCTGCATCGTTTGTGCCGTTAAACCCAGCGCCATTGGTTAGGGCAGGGGTTGCGGGGGCTAAAGCGCTTGCGCCAACGGCTGCGCGAATGACCGAAGGCTATTTGCAGCGGCAAGGATTGATGCCTGGCGTAATGCCAGAACAGCCGTCCCTGCTTGGCAACATAACAACCAAACCAAAAGCGGAAGTGTCGCCATTGGGCTTTTACAGCGCAGTAGAACAGCAAGCCCTTAACATTCCCCGCAAGCAGGGCAGCGGCGAGTCATTCTTAAACGATCTGGCAAAAGGCCAAGATGTTAAAAAATACGAAATGGAAACGATGGGGCTTGATGAGTTTTTGAGGGGCAAACCCAATGTAACCCGACAGGAAGTGCAAGACTACATTGCTGGCAATCGCATCAATGTGCAGGAGAGGCAGTTGGGTGGCGCTTTAAGCCCAGAAATGCAAACAACAAGAGATGCATTAAGTGATAAATATAAAGGACTTGTTGACAATATTGCAGATGCTAAATCTCAGTTTGAAGAAGGAAAAATATCTTATGCACAGGTAAGAAATACTGTATCAAATAATCAAGTGCAAATACAAGCACTTGATACACAAATAAACGAAATAAATAAAACAATATCACCTACCAAATACGAGCGTTATCAACTGCCAGGCGGTGAGAACTATCGTGAAATTTTGTTGACTTTGCCCAACAAGCCAATGGAGGCAAGCAAAGCAGCAGAAAATTATTACACGCAATTTGTTAAGCGCGGAGGCGAGCCAGAATGGGCGCAGTTAAATTCTGTAAGACAACAAGAAATTACAAACGCAATGCCAGCGCAAGCTAGAAACGCTTCAGCAGCACCGGAATACAGGTCAAGCCACTTTGACGAACCCAACATTTTGGCCCACATGCGGGTTAATGATCGCATAGACGCTGACGGCAAAAAGATGCTGCTGATTGAGGAAGTGCAGTCGGACTGGCATCAGGCTGGGCGGGAAAGGGGCTACCAAGGAAAAGGAACACTAAAAGAATTGCCTGATAATTATTTTGTACAAGAAATTAAAACAATTGATGGCGACACCATGTATGTTGTTAGAGACAACAACAATCCAGGCGTTGTTCTTAATAAAGATTACAACAAACAAAGTGCTATCAATGGCGTTATAAATGAATTAAATGCAACATCTGCTGGCGGTGTCCCAGACGCCCCCTTCAAAGACACATGGCATCAACTGGCGCTGAAACGGGCGCTAAAAGAAGCGGTGGACAAGGGCTACGACAGGATTGGCCTTACAACGGGGGCGCAGCAAGCAGAGCGCTACAACCTTGCCAAGCAAGTAGATGAAGTCATTGCCAAGCGCAACCCAGATGGCTCATTTAACTTGGATGCCACTTTGGTAGGTGGTGGGACGCAGCAAAGCATTGGCAAGAATATCGCCTCTGACAAGCTGGCTGACTATGTGGGCAAAGACCTGGCTACAACTATGCAAAGCCAAACCGCTGGCACTGATGTTTATAGCGGCGATGCCTTAAAAGTTGGCGGCGAGGGCATGAAGAAATACTACGATGAGATTTACCCTGCTTTCCTTAACAAACAAGGCAAGAAATACGGCGCACAGGTGGGTGAGACAACAATTGGTAAAAAAGGAACAATTGAAAAAGCTGGCAAAAGTTTTTACCAAACACCAGATACAAAGGAAACAGTGCGCTACCTTGACATCACGCCAGAAATGCGTAAAGCCATTCAGGAAGGCCAGCCAATTGCTTCTATCCAAAATGAATTAGCAAAGGCTTTGGCATGACAAAAGAATCTAAAGTAGTTAAAACTAGACCCAAGTATGGCGGGAGAACAGCGGGTGTTCCTAACAAGCTCACAGCACAGGCTAGAGAGGCCATAGCGCTGTTTGTTGACGATAACGCACCTAGACTAGCCCAGTGGCTTGATGCAGTCGCTAACGGCGATCCAGCCCATGATGTTAAGCCAAACCCAGCCAAGGCATTTGAGCTGTTTCAGTCTGTGATTGAGTACCATGTACCCAAGCTGGCAAGGACAGAAGTTACAGGCGCAAATGACGGCCCAATTGAAATGGTGGTCACATGGGCAAACGGGAAGTAGTCCTTCCCTACAGTCCACGGGACGCATTCATGCCGTTCCACAACAGAACAGAGCGATGGGCTTGTTTAGTGGCTCACCGAAGGGCTGGCAAGACAGTCGCAGCCATCAACGACATCATCAAACGGGCAATCACTGAAGGCAACAGGATGGCGCAATATGCCTACATTGCCCCGTTCCGTAGCCAGGCCAAGCGGGTTGCATGGGACTATCTCAAGCATTACGCAGCTCCGATCACCAAAAACACCAACGAAGCTGATTTGCTGGTCGAGCTGGTTAACGGCTCAAAGATCATGCTGTTTGGCTCAGACAACGCTGATGCCATGCGGGGATTGGGCTTTAACGGGGTTTTCCTTGACGAATACGGCGACTTTAAGCCTAGCGTCTGGGGCAATGTCATACGGCCAACGCTGTCAGACCGGCTAGGCTGGGCAGTGTTTGGCGGCACTCCCAAGGGCAAGAACCAGTTTCACGACATTTACAGGGTCAGCCAAGCAACGCCAGGCTGGTTTCTGACCCGCCTGCCAGCCTCCATATCCAAGCTGCTGCCTGACTCTGAGCTAAAAGACGCACAGGATCAGCTAAGCCAAGACCAATACGACCAAGAATATGAGTGCAGCTTTGATGCCGCCATCCTCGGGGCTTTCTACGGCCAAGAGATGCGTTTGGCTGATGAACAGGGGCGTATTAGGGAATTACCCTTTGATCCTGAAAGCCCTGTTTTTAGTGCATGGGATTTGGGTTACAGAGATGACACGGCGGTCTGGTTTTATCAGGTGGTCAGGGGCGAGATCAGGGTTATGGATTACTACGCAGTCTCAGGCGCAAGTATTGAGGAAATTGCTCAGGTGGTCATTGACAAGGGCTACCGCTACACCAAGCACTATTTGCCCCATGACGCAAGGGCCAAGACGCTGGCCTCGGGCGGTAAGTCAATTGTTGAGCAACTGGCGGCGCACTTGGGCGGCATGGCAAAGTTGGCAATTGTGCCTGAAATTGGGGTACAAGACGGCATTCAGGCGGTGCGGATGATCTTGCCCAACTGCTATTTTGACCCTTCTTGCGATGAGGGGCTGGAAGCACTAAGACAGTACCAAAGGGAATATGATGAGGACAAAAAGACATTTAGGCAAAATCCCCGTCATGACTGGTGCTCACATCCAGCAGATGCGTTTAGAATGTTAGCAGTGGCATATCGACAAGAGAACAAAGACGTTACGCCGCCCAAAGGCAAAACCCTGCAAACCATTACTCTCGATGAGATGTGGGACTTTGAGAACACTCACAAACAGGAGCGCATATGAGCCAGCCAGTAGCAGAAGTCGGTGCATACAAAAACATGACCGCAACAGGCGATGTAACCACAGGCCCATGCCAGCTTCTTGGGTTTTACGTCAACAGCACCAGCTCAGGCACTGTGGTGCTTAAAGACGGAGGCTCAAGCGGCACAGTCATTTGTGGCACGATCACGCCAGCCATAGGCTTTCACCGATTCCCAGCGACTGTAGGCACAAGCCTGCATTTCACTGAGGGCGGCACAATGGATATAACCTTCTTCTTTGCCGCTGGCTTCTAATGGCTTACGAAGACACAGGCGCTTACGAGGGCGAAGACCCTGGCCCGTATTGGCACGACCAACTAGCAAACGCTGAGAAGGTCTTTGACAAGTGGGACAGGCGAGGCCATAAGATTGTTAAGCGATACCGCGATGAGCGCGATGCGGTTGAGATGCCACGGATGAAGTTCAACATCCTCTGGTCAAACATCCAAGTGCTGATGCCTTCTCTGTACGGACGGCAAGCGAAGCCTGAAGTCTCCCGCCGGTATATGGATCAAGACCCTGTAGGGCGCTTGGCTTCCACCATGCTGGAGCGCGTAATCGAATATGAAACAACGCAATTTAACGACTTTGACAGCGCAATGGTTAACGCTGTGCAAGACCGGCTGTTGCCAGGTCGAGGCACAGTCTGGATTCGTTACGAGCCTGTAATCGTAGGTGAGCCAGCACCCGAAGTCGAGCTAGCCGAAGGTGAAGAACCGCAAGTCTCCAATGTCCAAGAATCGGGCGAGTCAATTGATTCTGCCCACAGCCCAATTGATTATGTGTACTGGAGCGACTTCCTGCACAGCCCAGCTCGGACATGGGATGAAGTTTGGTGGGTAGCCCGTGCCGTCTACATGACCCGCGATGAGGGTGTGGAGCGCTTTGGCGATGTGTTTAAGAATGTCGGCCTGACTGACCAGAACACAGACGATGACGGAAAGAATCAGCAGACAGTCAAGACAACCTTTGAGAAAAAGGCCAAGGTCTTTGAAATCTGGAACAAACGCACTTTTAAGGTGTGCTGGGTTGCCAAGGGCTATCCACAGTCGTTAGATGAGCGTGATGACCCGCTAGAGCTGGAAGGCTTTTTCCCATGTCCTCGGCCTTTGGTGGCTACAACAACCACGGGAACAATGATCCCTGTTCCTGACTATTGCGAATATGAAGACCAAGCGCAAGAGCTAGACAACTTGACGCAGCGCATCTATATGCTGACCAAAGCCTGCAAGGTGGTCGGTGTGTTTAACGCTGAGTTTAAGGAGCTGGGTCGGTTGTTTACAGAGGGCATTGACAACAAGATGTTCCCTGTGACTTCTTGGGCTGCGATGAGTGAGAAGGGCGGGCTAAAGGGTGCTATCGACATGATGGACACCTCGCAGATCGTCTTGACGCTGCAACAGTTATATGCAGCGCGTGAGGCGGTTAAACAGAGTATTTACGAAATTATGGGCATTTCGGACATTCTGCGCGGCGCATCCAA